GAGAAATGAATATTGAAAAAGTGCCAATGGTCCGTGTGACGTGGTTAGATGCTCGCGATACAGAGACAGGTTGGCTTGATATAAAAGAAGTGATAGATGCTCCGTTAGCCGTGTGCCAAGAAGTAGGATGGATGGTTCATGATGGTCCAGAAAAAATAATTATTATGCGCTCTTATAGCAAAGACAAAGATGAAGTATCAGGTGGCGGCGCCATTGCCATACCAAAAGGGTGGATAAAGAAAATAGAATATCTAACAGTAAGTTATGCAAAAAAATAATATATACGTGCAAGATAATTTCTTTGATGATAATTTCATAGAAAAATTACAAAAAGAAATAGTTCAACTATCATTTACCTCAAGGTACGCTGACTTTAAAAATACTTTAAAAGAGGATAATCCTTCAGTAAATGATTATCAACGTAATATACATCATGTTCAACTTAAAGAAAACGCACCAGTTGCATTAGAAGTTAGAAAAAAAATAAAAAAATATTTTAATTATGAAGTTAACAATATGGAGTCTAATTATTTTTTAACATTTCCAAACACTCCTCCTGTCCCTCATAATGATGATTTTTCTACTTTTAATTGTTTAATATATATTCTTGGTGACAAATTAATAAATAATGGCACAGGATTTTATGAAAAAATTGAAGATAATTTTCAATTACACAGTCATGTCGGTTTCAAAGAAAATAGAGCTATATTTTTTGATTCAAGAATCATACACAGTCCATTGCAATTTGCGGGCAATGCCACGCCAAGATATATAATGACTAACTTTATAGATAGGCACACGTATTATGACTAAAATTTTTATAGGGACACCTTGTTTCGGTGGCATGGTAACATCTGATTATTTTAGTAGTTGTATGCAACTTGTTGCTTTAGCTGCAACTAAAAAAATAGAAATACAATTTGGAACTATTGCAAATGAATCTTTAGTTACCAGAGCTAGAAATACTTTAGTGCAACTATTTATGGACGAATCTAAATACACTCATCTTTTGTTTATTGATGCTGATATATCATTTAATCCTGAAACAGTTTTTAGAATGATAGATTTTGATAAAGACATTGTTACTGGAATATATCCTAGAAAAACTATTGATTGGACAAAAGTAAAGAAAAAAGTTCAAGAAAAACCAAATATATCTGAAGATCAATTATTAGCAAATGCCTTGCATTATAATTTAAATGTAAAAGATCCGAACAAAGTAATAGTAAAAAAAGGATTTATAGAAGTTTTAGACGGACCAACAGGTTTTATGTTAATCAAAAAGAATGTTTTTAAAAAAATGGCTTTAGCATACCCAAAATTAAAATTTAAAGTAGATCAACACCTTAATGCTCCTCATGATAAAACTTTCGACTTTCATGAAACTTCTGATTGGAACTATGCTTTTTTCGACACGATGATTGATCCTGAAGATAAAAGATATTTATCAGAAGATTACGCATTTTGTCGTTTGTGGCAAAAAATAGGAGGTAAAGTCTATGCTGATATAGCAAGTGGTTTTACGCATTATGGCACCTATCATTTTAAAGGAGATGTAGGTACTCAATTCTTACCACAGGAAAAAAAATGAATTTAGATTTACAAGTTAAAGATAATTTTTTACCAAAAGATTTATTTAACAAATTGTCAGTTTATTGTACTACTTTAGATTATAGTAATAATGGTATAACATATGGCAGTAGTAGCACAGGCGACCATGTTTTTTATACAAATCCAATTTATGAAGACGATCCTTTGCTCAAAGACTTAGAAAAAGCAATAATTAAAAATTACAAAATAGGTATTAAAAATCTTCATTTAGCTGCATTTACTTTGGTGCATACAAAAGAGCCTACTCCTCACAAAGATGAACTAATGTTTCCAACAGAAAAACATCTTCTTATTTATTTAAATGGTGATCCACATATGAACGCTGGCACAGGTTTTTATGATCAGCAAGGCGATGCTTTCAATCTTAATACCGCTATTGGCTGTTTTCCTAACAGATCCATTCTTTTTAGTGCTCATGAGTGTTTTCATTCGCCTTTATTATATACTGCAGAAAACAGTGTACCAAGATTTGCTATTATTATCTGGTTTGAACCAGAAATTGATCTTTAGCTTTGAAACAAAATAGTTTAGAATAATTGGCCATGAAACTCGTAGATTTAAAGTTCCAACCAGGCATTGATAAACAAGATACTGCTTACTCAGCAGGAGATCAAAGACGCTATACAGATTCAGATTTTGTGCGTTTTCACTACGGAAAACCTGAAAGATGGGGCGGCTGGGCTTATTTACCTAATCCAAATAAAACAGTTGTGGGCGTGGTTCGTGATACGCATTCATGGATTGGTTTAGATGGCACTAGGTATCTTGCTCTTGGTACAGACAGAAAATTATATCTTTTCTCAGAAGGTGCATTATATGACATCACTCCAATTAGAGAAACAGCTACAGGCTTATCAAATCCTTTTACAACAAATGGTACGACGACAGTAACCGTTACAGATGCATCACATGGCGCTGCAGTTGGTGACTTTGTAACTTTTGATTCTTTTTCTACCATTGATGGTTTGGATATGAACAATGAATTTGAAATTATAACAGTTCCGACTCCTAATACGTATACGGTGACACATACAAGCACAGCTTCTGGATCTACATCAGGAGGTGGTGGAACTGGAAACGCAAATTATCAAATAACTACAGGACCCTCCACATCTACATATGGTTATGGATGGGGCACTTCTACATGGAGTGCGGAAGCGTGGGACGAGCCGCGATCCTCTTCTAGTGTTGTAGTAGTAGCAAGAAACTGGTCATTAGACAATTTTGGTGAAGACTTAATAGCTACCGTACTAAATGGTAAAACTTTTATAAAAGATATTTCTGGTGCGATTGGTGATAGAGCAACAGCTTTATCTAATGCTCCAACTGCATCTAGATTTAGTTTAGTATCTACCGACACAAGACATTTACTTATATTTGGCACAGAAACAACCATTGGTAATACTGCGACGCAAGATGATTTACTATTTAGATTTTCTGACAGAGAGGACGCTACTGATTACACTCCAGTTGCAACTAACGAAGCAGGTTCACTTAGAATATCGGACGGGTCTAGAATAATAGGTGCTGTTAAATCATCAGGTCAAATACTTGTTTGGACCGATACATCACTACACGGTATTCAATTTGTAGGCACGCCTTTTACTTTTGGTCTTAGACAACTTGGCGCAAACTGTGGATTAATAGCACAACATGCCGCTATAGAAGTAAACGGCAGAGCATATTGGATGTCAGATGATGCATTTTATATGTATGATGGTGTTGTCAAAAAAATGCCATGTTCCGTACAAGATTATGTTTTTGATGATTTAAGTTACACTAACAAGAATGATATTGCGGTGGGGCTTAATACAGCATTTAATGAAATTATTTGGTACTACGCCTCTGCAAATGCAACGCAAATAGATAGAGCTGTTGCTTATAATTATTTAGAGAATACGTGGTACACGGTTAATCTTGGAAGAACCACGTGGCTTGGTGCTTATGTATATGAGTTACCAATCGCTACAGAATATGCTGCTAGCACAACAGCAAACGTGTCAACGATATTAGGACTCACAGCTGGTGCATCTTTTATTTATGAACAAGAGACAGGTAATAACCAAGCAGACGGCACGGCTATTTCTGCTTTTTTACAAACAGGGTCGGTAGAGATTGCCGATGGCGATGAGCTCATGTCGGTTAGTAAATTGGTGCCAGATTTTGATAATTTGGCTAACAATATGACAGCTACATTGACATTAGAACAATACCCTCAATCCTCAAATACAGTGACTACATCGGGAACTATTAGTAGCACAACAGAGAAAATTGATGTAAGAGGAAGAGGTAGAGCAGTGAAAATCAAATACGAAACAAATGCCGTAAACGACACACCATGGAGACTTGGTTCAACAAAAATACAAATTAGACCAGACGGAAGAAGATAATGTCAAAGATAACAATAACTAGATTACCTAACGCTACACCAGAGTATGATGCCAGTCAATTTGACCAAATGGTAAGTTTACTCGATCAAATTGTTGTTTTATTAAATACAAACTATCAAAGTGAAATAAAAGCAGAATCAGAGCAGGAGGCTTTTTTCTTTGGCTAATACATTTAAAAGTGCAATGCTGGACGTCAATTCGACAGATCTAGTAACTTTAATTACTGTGCCAACAGCAAATCCTGGTGCATCACCACCCGTTCCTCCTACAACAATAGTAGTAAAATCTATTTTAGTATGTAATGACTCGGGCAACACAACATTATTAGATGTAGAAGTTCTTAGATCATCAGCTACATTTGAATTATTTAAAGCCAAAAGTATTGCTACAAACACAACAACAGAATTATTGGAACAGCCGTTAGTTTTACAAGAAAGTGATGTTATGAAAGTTCAAGCCAACGCGGCCAATCAAGTGCACGTTACAGCTAGTTTTATGGAGATCACAAAAGGACAGTTATAAACTCTTGATAGAAAGTATAAAAATTTTACATCTTCCTGTTGAAATTATTGATGAATTAGAAATTTGGAAGAAAGAGTGTGATAAAATTAAAAATCACAAATTAAGTGCTTTAAAATCTCATGATAACGTAGGCACATCAACAAATTACTATCAAACAGGTATACCTGAAAATTTAGTTAGTTCTTCTTACTGGCTTGCTTTTACATTACGATCTTGTGCCAATTTATTTGGAGGTAATCACAGAGATTATTTTATTA